CACTTGTTACTCCACCGGCACCTTTGTTAACTTTCTTTTCGCGTCCTTGTTTCATAAAGCCACGCATAACATTCATTACTTCGTCTTTTGAAAGTTCTATACTCAAACCTTTTTGTTCAATTTCGTTTATAATAATTGATTCGTTATACATGCTTTGTAGATCTAATTCGCCTTGACGTGGATCAACTTTGCTAGGGTCTGGAGTTAGTCTTGCTTTAACTTTTTTAGCCGCTCCAACTGCAGCATCAGCACCTTTTTTTGCTGTGCTTGCTACCGCACCTGCGCCCTTGGCAATGGTTTTTCCAACCTTACCTAGTTTCATTTTAAATGTTGGATTTTGTTGTAGAAGTTTATAAACTTGTTGTGGACTACTAGCAAATTTTTTGCCAACCATCCATTTTGCTAAATTTTGTACTGTAGGCTTAGGATAGTTATAATTGCTTACATCAGACATAAATTCTTTATAGAATTTTTTAGCTTCAGAATCTATCTCAGCACTTACTTGTGCGCTTTTGCCCATTTGTGTATTTTTAAACAGTGTTCTTTTTACAAATCTGGCTGGACCTTCATCAACTGATGTGTCTGTTGATTCTTTTAAAATGTCAAAAACTTTCATGTTAGCAACTCCTATTATTAAGTATTTATATATTATTGACCAAATTATTTATTAAATAACTCACTATGACTAAGATTTATCGATATCACTTGCTTGATAAAAGCAGTGGAGAGTATGTAGAAAAAAACATACCTGAACAAGCACAAGCAATCACGATTCAAGATTTTCTAATAAACACTCAAGGAATTCATACAGAAATCGAAAAAGAACATGTTCCTCAAATGAAAGGTGTTATGGGTCGTGATCCCGATCTCCACTAATATAACCTCATACTCAGATGATCCATGTGACGATTGTACACATTGGATTGGATATATTTGATTTGTTACTTCGTAACAAATTGTTTTCGCTTACGCTCAAACAGTTACACTTCGTTTTGATTAAAGCAGTAGATATGAATTAACGCATTATTGCGATAGCAATAATGTAATTGCTTCATGTAGATTGTTTCAGTCAGACGGAACCTGTTACGGTTCCATCTAATCTCAAAACTTCATGTGAGTCCGTCACAGCCGAGACTTGGAAGTAGGTGTTTGTTTATACACAAAGTACAATGGGCTCTGACCTTTCCCAACCTACGTCGACATCGCTATTTCTAGCTACCTCTCGCTTCGTTCCTATGCTAAAGAGTTTTTTTGTACTGCGTTTGTGTTTTTCGACAGCCAACAATCTATCTCCGTCAATCAGTAGCCCAATTTGTCTGATGGCTTCCACACTCTGGTGTGTCGATCAACGTGTACGTGTGCTTCTATACGAGAGCTTTTTCCACAGCGGTATTAGTAAACTGGCCCGCCAACCTTATGTGTCGGATTGTTTTGCCTGGATTTGGTGTTCTAGCAATGCCTGCTTGAGCTTGTCTGATCCGCCTACTCTAACATTGATAATACCATTGTAGTAATCATCTGTTTCAAGCACACGCCTGTCAAATTGTTCTCTTGCCTCGATATAGGACATTTCGCCCCTACCTTTACATAGGTATAATATTTCTCTTGTAAACTTATCTTCGCCTAGTTGTGCTACGTCTGCGTTTAGTCTATCACTAGATCCCCAGTAATCTCGCCAATCGCTTTCTTTGTGACCGCGTCTTTTATTTTTTTTGCCTTTGAGTGGTGGCTTAGTAGTTTTAAATTTTGCTAGTTTCTTACCTATATATTTTTGGCCTGTAGTGGTGTTTGTGATAAGATAAACAAAACCTTCATACTCGTCTGGTATTTCTTGTATTTTTTTACCTTTATAAGTCCACTGCATGAACTTATATATGTGTGCCTGTTACTCGTTGTCGTCTTTTCTGGTTACTCGTGTAGTATTGTGTATTTCATGTATTTCATCAGCACGAATTTTAGCTAATCTACGTATTTCACGCAACCATCTCCTACTTTCTCTATGAGTTCGCACAGAGTTTCGAGCTTCAAATTTTTCATTTGCTTTAAAATAAGACATATATGCCTTAGTCAAAAGATCATGTGTATCATCGTCATTCATTGTGTACTTCTAAATCATTTTCGTATGATGTAAATCCGTTTTCTTTTATTACTTTTAGTACGTGTGTAACTCTGCCTACTAATTCGTCTTTGTGTGAAATTAGATAAACATTCTTTTGTCTTTCTCTGCCCATCTTTTTAAGAACCGATAGTGCGTTTTCAACACCAGCAGTGTCTAATCCGTTGTCAATAAGCTCATCAATGAATAATAAGTTAATGTTTTGATACAAACTTTCCCAAACATCTCTAAACGCAAAGCTCATACCAAGTATTAGTCTATTACGTTCACCTCTTGACAAGTTATCAAAATCTAAATCCTGTCCCAACTGTGTAATTTCAACAGCTAGGTCGTTTTTAAACACAACTTGATGCGGCAATCCTAGCTTATCAAGATATGTTGTAAGTCTATTGTTAAGATACATTAAGTTCTGATCAATAATTTTCTTACGGATAAAACTATCTTTGTTCGTTAATAATTTTAATAAAAACTCTTGATGTTCTTTAAGATCAGTATATGCGTTGATTGAAGACCAATCAATTTCTTGTATAGCAGTTTCTTGTAATTCTTGTACTTGTTCAGCATACGGATCATTCTGCTCTTCCAATCGGTTAAGAGTCTGCTTTAATTGGTCAACATTTTGTCTGTGTTCATATGCTTCTTTAGCAGTTTCGTAAAAGGTTGAAGGCTTTCCGTTAATGTCACCAATTTCGTCAAGACCTTTTATTACATCATTTACTTTTGTTTCAATCTCTGTTTGATATGATATAGCATCTGTAAGTTCTTTAGATTTACGTTCAGCAATTTCTGCTTTTTTATCTGCGTGAAGCTCTTGTCCACAAGTATAACATCTAGCATCATCAAGATTTGCGATGTCTTTTTCGGCTTTTTCAACACTCTTGGTAGCACGTACTAGTGCGGGCTCTAGTGTGCTTAATTCTTTTTTAAGAGACAAAATAGCATTATTGTGTTCAGACCAGTTTGTTAATTTTTCATGATTGTCTAGTTCGACATCGATGTCTAAATGCTCTAGTTCGTCGATGCCCTTGCGTAGTTTATCTATATCTTGTGTTTGTTTTTCTAACCAAGCACTTTGTTTTAATTGTAGACTACGAATAGTACCTTCGATATGTTCATTACTCTGTTGTTGTGCTACAATTCTAGCATTTTCTTCTGTAATATCTTCTTTTGTTTTTCTAATTTGTTCTTTGAGTGTTTCTGCTTTTTCACTTAATATTGTAATACCCAACAGTTGTTCAATGATATCTTTTTGATCATTTACTCGCATACTTAAAAAAGGTTCAGTATATGTGTTAAGAGCTAAAATGTGCTTAAACATATTATGAGTCATTCCAAGAAGATCTTGAATCTCTTCTTGTGTTTTGCGTGAGTCGCCTTGTGACTCGTCAAGCATTTCTTGTTCTTGTCCGTCTATGTAAAACTTTAGAATATTCGGCCCGCGACCTCTTTCAACTTTATATTCCTTGCCGTCTTTTTCAAATGTAAGTGTAACTAACATACCCTTGCTGTTGGTTTTATTAATTAAATTATTACGCTTGATATTAGTTAAGGCAAGCCCGTACAACGCATAGCTCAAAGCATTTACAATAGTAGTTTTACCGGTACCGTTACGTGATCCACTGTCATCACCACCTTGATCTAAATTCTCTCCTAGTACAAGAGTAATTTGTTGAGTGTCAAAGTCAACTGCTTGAGTCTGATTGCCTACACTCATAAAGTTTTTAACGGTTAAATTCTTAATTTTTATCATAGCTCGTTATAAATTCCTAATAGAATGCCTTTGTTATAATTTTCAGTGTCAATTGCTGATATTTCTTTAGTGACAATTTGATCTACGCTTTCAAATGTGCTAATATCAATATCGGTATGTATTTCTTCATCTTGTTGACTTGGAATTAGTGTAATTTCTCTACAACCATGTTGATTAATGTATGTTTCTTTAATAAACTGTGCTTCTTCATATGAGATAGGCAAATCAAGCGTAACACGAAGATACATGTTAGGTTTAATAATATTTGAATTAGGATCAAGTAACTTACTAAGTGTAGTTGTTCTATATTTAGGACAATCCAGCCAGTTAAGATATTCAGGTTCTTTGTTGTTTTCTTTGTCAAGAATCATCATACCGCGATCATCATCCCACGCATCAGCATAGTTATGTGGGAAGGCATTACCTAGATATTGGATTTTGCCTTGTACTTGTCGCTTGTGGAAGTGTCCTGAGAACACATATTCTTGATTTACAAAGTGTTCAGGTTTCAAATCACCGTGATCGGGCATTTTTACAAGAGCGTTCATATAAAAGTTAGGTAACTCAAAGTGTCCAAACATATATTTTGCTTTTATCTTTTGAATGTCTTTCCATTCATCGCCTACTAGCCAAGGCACTAGTGCTACATCATCTACAACAGTAGTTTGTTCAATGTATGTGATTCCCGGAATATGTTTGGCAAATTCTACAGAAAATACATCACGCTTGTCTTTGTAATACAAATCATGATTACCAGCAAAGAAATAAAAGTTTTCAAATGCCGCGCCTAGTTTCTCGAGACATCTAGTTGTGCTATCCAGTGTTTGTACATTAATAGTATTTCTGTTGTGATGCCAATCACCACAAAAGATACCAGTTTCACACCCGTTAGCTTTTGCTTGTTCAATAAACCAATCTACAAAATCTTCGCAGTCTTGAAGATGTTGTCGACTATTTGACTTTAGTCCTAAATGTATGTCTGTAAAGACAGCCGCTTTTTTAAACAAAGTATATCCTCATAAGTTTTAGTCTTGTTAGTATAACGTAAAATAAATTACTTGTCAAGACTTATTTTGCTTTTCTATTGCTATTTGTTTGGCGTGTTCTTCCTGCTGGCGTTCCCATTGTCCTTGATTTTGTCTAGTAAAACTAGGGTTCATATCGTTCATTTCAAGAATATCGTCTCTAATGTTCTGGGCACGTTTTTCTATGTTAATAACTCGTACAAATGAATTTGTTACAGCCGCAGTGTAATACGCAAACGGATTGTTTGACTTTGATTCGTCAAATTGTAGACCAATTTGTGCTAGTTGTAGTATTGCTTGTCCGCGCATTTCGTCATTGTAGGTATATCCACGTACATTGCCTCTAGTAGCATATCTATCACACAATTTCATCCACATCATAGCAAGTTTGTTTGTTGCTTTACCGCCTTGTAGATTAAAATATCCATTCTCCATGCCACCTTCCCAATGGCTTTTGCCTACACATTCTAGATCTTTGCCTTCGTCATCGAATTTAAAATGTTGGAAAGGAGGAAAGTTTAGTTTAACCTTAGTATCGGCTACAGTCTTTGGATTCTTTTTACGTCCGGGTTCTTCAGGAATATGATCAAATGTCATAATTCTAAATATTAATTCTTCTTTTGTAATTTTTCTATAGTCGATTTCAAATTCGGCTAATTTTACTTTCTTACCAGCTTCTTTTGCAGCTTCAAAATTTTGTTGTTGTAATCTTTTAGCTTTGTTACGTTTTGCTTCAGCGATAGTGCGTACATTGATTTTATCGATGCTAGGCAAAATAATATCATATTGACCATACTCTTCGTCAGTGTAACTACAGAACGTACTTTTTGACTTGTGTATTTCTTTCAAAATGTCTTTGTTGTTTAGGTAATTTACTTTTTTCAATTTATTCTCCAGATTATATTCATATTATAAACTCAGCAGTTAATAAAGTCAACTAAATAATGCATATAAGGAATAATTAATTATGGCAACATTTAAAGACATGGATCCAAGCAAACCAGGATACCAATTAACTGGCAATCCAGGTTTCAACACCAATAAACCAAAA